GCGCGACCCATTATGGACACATAGATGCTTGACATCTATGGGATAATATGTTAGTCCAATAATACCATATATGCTTTGGCATTGTGTTTCATAAACCAACTCAATCTATTTCTCATCTCTTGCCAATGTTTACTTCCACCTGTTCCAAGTTCTTTATCTTCTAACGTGGCTAATGCCTCATGATAAAAGATCTCGTCATGTTTCTTCGCCTCTTCTTTTGTTAGTTCAATAGACTCACCTGTGAATCTATTACGTCTCGTATAGTCGTTGTTGTCGACTGTCTCTGCTAGGTTCTTAACTGTTAACGGCATACTATCCTTTCTGTTTATATGGGATATTATAGCATAATTAATCTGCTGTGTCAACCCCTCTTTCAGTTATTCTAGTATAACCATAATCACATTTTACTGGGTCATTGATCGGCGTTTCAAGTGGCTCGGTTCGTGGATCAATTGAAACTATTTGCTGTATGTGTGTTCTTATAAAATCAAATAAGCAACCTTGACTGCAAAAATAATTGTACATTTGATCTGGTCGATACCACTCAGAATTTGTTTGTTGTTTTACTTTCCTAGTTCTTAAAATCTTAGAACCTTTGCTACCTCGCACCCTATCTTGGGTGTGAGATTTGTGACAGTTAGTTCCATGACACCAATTATATTCGCTCATGTGTAAAAAGTCAGTATTACAACTGCCCCTATTATTGCTATTATAAGGTCTATACCTTCCATTTTTTCCTCTCTTGTTCTAGTTCCCATAGTTTAACTTCGTAATGTCGTTCCATTATTATTGCAACGATAAACAATAAAAAGCCTAGGGTTATAAACCCTAGACCGATATACAATAATGTATTCATGTTCTGACCCTCGCGTCGCCGACTGCCATACGCCAACCATTGTTATCTAAATCCCAATATACTAGACAAGGTGTACCTTGTTTAGATACAAAAGATTTGCCTTTCGTTCCGTCTGGCTTATCATACTGACCCTTTCGTGTGATAAACTTGTTATGCTTTTTTGCGTAGTAAGTTATGTAAAACATATTATCCTTTCTATTTGTTATATGGGATATTATATCATAATATCCCATACGTGTCAAGTATTAAAATTCAGATACTTTTTCTTCTACTATCTTTTTATTTCCTACCACATCAATAAATAGTGGGTGGAAAGTTTTATCTTCTTCTGAGTTTAATAGTTGAAGTGCTTTTAGCTTTTCGTGTATTCTGCCAAAGTCCTCGTCTTGTGCCTCAACTGTATAACTGTCGTTGCTGATATTAAATTTAAGTCTTGATATTATTAAGTACATACTATCCTTTCTATTTGTTTATATGGGATATTATACTATATCCCATATAATAAGTCAAGTCTTAATTTAATGCTTGTTTCTCGTATTGTAGTCTTGCCTTAATCTTATCCTCTCTAGTCTGATTTTTATTCTTCATACCTTTAATCATACTAGCAAGATTGCTTGGGTTGTAGATAGTTAAACCAGTAGAATTAGTTCTAACTAATTCTGCCTCATCAACTTTGATACCTAGTTCGGTTGCAAGTTCTATTCCCTCACTTAGATATCTGTATGCTTTCAATCCAATTTTTAATTGGTCGCATTGTTTTGTGATACTATCAATCCAAGTTTGATGTTTGGAAACAACATTAGCTTTTGCACTTCGCCATGCTAAAAAGATTTCATATTCTTTTTTAGTACAAGCGATTGCCCTTGAACGACAATGAGAAGTTCCAATGACATCTAACTGATATTGTTCGTCAAATTGTTTGGTCATACCAATCCCACTATCCTCGCCATAACTTCTATGTGAAGATTTACCCAAAAACTTATTGTTTGCGTCAACGTGCTTGGTCTTATGTGGGTTTTCATCTTTACCATGTTGCTGTGCAATTATATCTGGGTTGCAACCTTTCTCTTTTAGTTCTTCCCTATAATATGCATGGGCAAATTGATTGCTGTCATCACCACCACCATACTCGTTGCCATTTAGATTGCCGTACAATCCAAAATCAAAGTGTGATTGAGTTTCTTCTTCTTCACCCTCATCATTTACATCTTCGTTATGTGCAAAATAAAAGCATTTATCTTTTGCTACTACATCACATGGGTCGCCATATTTCTTTTTAAACTTTCGTAGTGTGGCTACATCATCAGTAGGATATGACCTTTCAACAACTTGCCTTGCTAAATCAAAAGTATTCTTTTGGCTTTCGTTAAACAACTCTCTTGATTGCATAAATGCTTGTTGCTCTTGCGTTTCTTCTTTCTCGAATACATCTTTTATTCTATTGAATAACTTGTTTCTGTATTCGGTGTTCATACGTATTTTTTGCATATATATCCTTTCTATTTAGTTATTAATATTTCCCATATTATCCCTTGACAAAGGGTTTGTCAAGTGTTATATTACTATTATGAAAGAAGAAATAAAAACATGGCAAAGCAAAAGAATAAACGCAATTAATCGTAAGATTAAAAATTGTGCTAACAAGCAAGCAATGACAGAAAACTATATTGATGAGCATTGGAGAATATGCAACTCACAGGCGAGAGATAAAGAGGAGTATAAAGCCCAATGTGAACACGAATATAATGATTATGTAAATGCTTGTTTAGAATAATTCTAAAGTAGCCAACCTTGTTTGGAGTGGGGAAATAAACCCTATAACATAGGTCGCGAGTTATTGTAACTGGGATTGTATTTTGGTGCATCGGGATACAAGGAAGACCCTCGCCTACGTACACCTACAAGGTTGACTAGTTTAGAAAGCTACAAGCTTAAACTTGAGCCCTGATCCATAAGGTTACAGGCACCTTAACAGGTTGTCCTAAAAGATCGATCTTACTTATGGATCTGGGGTCAAGTTCAAAGGGAACACTGGAACCTGCCCATATTAGCGTATGGATAAAACAGGACTTGACCAAGCAACAAGCAACAAGCAAAAACATGAATTGGACACAATTAACGTTTAAACAATTGAATGAAAGGAAGAGACATGCAAAAAATAACAATAGAAGTAGAAGGCGCATCAACAGGCCAGCTTCACACGCTGACAGCGGACCTGGCTCTCGGGATGCTGCCATGGAAGAAGTATATAAAATACAAAATAAAAACAGCCGGAAAAAGCTACAAGCTCCAAGCGTTAAGCTTCAGGCATCAGGGAATAAAGAAAAGCTCCAAGCGCCAAGCGCCAAGCTTGACAAAGTGGTAGGCCTGGGATATTATAACAGTAAACAGAAAGGAAAATAATGACACTACAAGCACCTTTAATAAAAGGAGAGAAGAAGAGCGAGACATGCGAAGAGCAGCTTCGCAGGATGTGCAAGAGCATTGCGAACAGCATCAGCGAACCGCAAGAGATAACAGACGAAGAAACAGGAGAGAAGCGCCAGGAGTCAGCTGGTGACTGGATGGAGGACGTATACGACATACGTTACATCGTGGACAGGGAGAAACGTTACTTCAGTGCAGAGCTGCTGGTAGCAGGAGGCGGGCCTACGATATGGGTAAGCCTGAATGAAATGATGGTTCAAGGATACTGGGGCGGGGACAGGGTTAACGTGCCCTTCAGTGACAACCTGGGCCTAGATGACTATTGCGAGGACATGTATGGCTGCTCATAGAAAGTACGATCACATCATACACCGGATTCATGATCAGTGGTGCCTGGACAATGGTTACCCTACAGGGCGCAAGCCCTTTTTCACCAGCGCGAAGCTACAAGCCGCAAGCGCGCCGCATCCCAATGACCTATTAGATTCAGAGAATGCTAAACGGTTCGTGGAAAGCGCCAAGCCACAAGCGCGAAGCGTCAAGCGTCTAGCCGAGTGTTGATCAACACTCGTTGGATGTGATCCCAATCGTCAAGCGCCAAGCAAGGCGTCTCGCGATGATCGATCAGTAGCCCGTGGATCGCGGAGGACTCATAAAGTTTTATGGAACGAGGAGAGCCCTTTGGGCTTTGTTCAACAATAATGAAATTACGTTTTGTCTTGGTCATGTGGAATAGTTTTTGATGAGGGCTAAACGATACTTTTGGACCAGTAGCACATTTTAATTCACACATAAAAAATCCGCATGAATCATGATAACCAAGTAGATCAGGCACCCCATAAGAGGCCCAAGATTCTAGTCTAGTCCAACTTATTTTTGGGGTATTTTTCTTGATTGTAAGCCACAGTTTCGACTCTCTTTTCATCGTACACACCTTTGATTACTTTGTTA